TATTAACTTGGTGGCGTGTTTAACTGAATTGATGTCCCAGGTTAAATTCAAATGAGTTATGATTTAAAAGAATACTTAAACGCAATAAACTTTACTAAAAAGAATGTCATGAACTCAGATGACCCAATGTGGGAAAAGAAGTATCCTGCATTTATTGTAAATAAGATGTTATCTGGTTTTTCAGACACCGTAATGCTTGTCAATGAAATGAATAGAAATCATTTTCTTGATAGAGATATGCAGTTTCAATTTCTACTAAATAGTATTAGAAGTAAGAAACGGTTTACTCCGTTTCTGAGAGCGAATAAGCTAAAAGAGATTGAGTGTGTAAAAGAGTATTATGGTTATAGTAATGATAAGGCAAAGACCGCTCTTGATATACTCACCAAAGATGATATAAAACTCATCAAGGAAAAACTATATAAAGGTGGGATAAAATGAATGAATTAGATATTAGTTGGGATCCAGGAGATATGTTGGAAGTTCAATTAAAAGAACCAGACGATTTTTTAAAGGTTCGTGAAACACTAACTAGAATTGGTGTTGCCTCTAGAAAAGATAAAAAATTATTTCAATCGTGTCATATACTACACAAACAAGGTAGATATTTCATAACGCATTTTAAAGAACTATTTGCGTTAGATGGTAAAGAATCAAACTTAACCGAGAACGATATTGAAAGAAGAAATACAATTGCTCAATTATTAGGCGATTGGGGATTAATTGCAATAGTTAATGCCACAGTTGCTGAAAATAAAGCACCTCTATCACAAATCAAAGTTTTATCATTTAAAGAAAAAGGTGAATGGGACTTACAAGCAAAATATAATATAGGTAAAAAAATCGAAGATGAAGGCACCCAAGTTTAGAGAATTTATAACTGAAGCCAATGGCAATCAGAAATATAAATTAGTTATAATTACAGATGAACCTGAAGCGGCAAAGACGTTTCATACCGCTAATAGACTACAAGAAGAAGCAGACAAGTTAGGATGGAAAAATTATCTGTATAAACTAACAGGTGGTTATACTTCATACGAAGATGGCATTTTTAGATTACATAATAAAGATGACAAAAAAGGTTTTGTAGTTTCAGGTGCTGATACAATCGCTGTCATAAGAGGTTCAGTTGTCAGAAAAGACAGTTGGATGGATATTGTATCTTCACTAGAAAAACATAGTGTTTGTGTAATTAACAGCAGAGAATCAATTAGTATATGTACAGATAAGTATAGAACGGCATTAAGACTTTCTGATTATGGTATTCGACAACCTAAAACTGTCCTTATAAACGACCCTGAGAAATCAGCACTAGCACTTGATAAACTAGATACACAAATGCCTGTGATTATGAAAACTTTAAGAGGCTCAAAGGGTGTTGGTGTATTGTTTATTGAATCAGAAAAAGCACTAGATAGTATTGTACAATTAATTTGCAAACAAGACCCCGATGCAGATTTACTTTTACAAGAATATATTAAAACAGATTATGATGTTAGGGTATTAGTATTGGGTAACAAAGTTTTAGCAACAATGAAGCGACCTGTAGTTGAAGGAGACTTTAGAAGTAATGTATCACAAGGCTCTAAACCAGAAAAATTAAAACTAACAGAATTAGAAATAGAAGAAAGTTTAAAGGCTGCAAAAGCAGTTAATGGACTATGGACTGCTGTTGACTTTATACCAAGTAAGAATAGAGAAAAAGAACCACCATTTGTTATCGAGGTAAACTCATCTCCTGGTACTGAAGGTATGGAAGAAGCAAGTGGTCAAAATATTAGTAAAGAGATTATAGAATTTTTTGCTGACAAAAAGAATTGGGTTAAAGTACCTGGTGAGTGTGGATTTAAAGAGATTGTATCTATCAAACCATTTGGTGAAATCATCGCTAAGTTTGATACTGGCAACTCAGGTATGCCAGTTATTCATGCTGACAAGATGAAAGTTAATGGTAAAAGAATTACATGGTCTTTACTAGATAAAACTATTACAAGTGATATAATTCGACAAGAAGAAATATCAGTAGGTGGTTTAAGAAATCATGACGAAACTAGATATGTGATTAAACTAGATGTCGAGTTCTTAGGCACTATGTACGAAACAGAATTTACTTTAGATGATAGAGAAAATAGAACGCCAATTCTATTTGACCGAGAGTTTATGAGTAAGGTAAATGTTATGGTAAATCCAGACAGAAAATTTGTGGTTACAAACAAATATAGTTTAGATTAGTGCTTTACAACATAACATTTTTATGTTATAATAATATTATGAAAAGGAGAATAAATCATGGCAAAATCACATCAATCAGATAACCCTTTATTCAAGGCGTTACAGAAAAAATACGAAGCAGACATAGCAGCAGCATTTGCTGTTGTAGTTGTATACTTTGACAATTCAGTAGGCATAGGCGAACACCCACAGTTTATTGAAGAAATGGATAAACAATTAGATGTATTAGCATCTGCTGAAGAAAAACTAACCGCATTAAACAAACACTTTAATAATACACAGATATAGTGAAATTCTATACGAGTGTACTGCCTCATAAAGGTCGATTACTAGTTCGTGGTATCGACCATGATGGTAGTCATAAAAAGTTTAAAGTAAATTACAAACCAACTTTGTTCACACCTGTTCAAGAAGAAACAGGATATAAAACATTAGATGGTCGTAATGTAACAAAGATACAACATGAAAGTATGTATGAGGCAAGAAAGTGGATTGACGAATACAAAGGTGTAACTAACTTTGAATATTTTGGTAATACAAGATTTCAATATCCATATATCGCAGATAAGTTTCCAGGCAAAGTCGATTGGGATTTAAAACAAATAAGATTAATTACAATTGACATTGAGTGTGAAAGTGAGAATGGTTTCCCTGACCCAAGTCTTGCAAGTCAACCTTTAATTTGTATTACTGTAAAAGACCATGTAAGAAAAAGTATTATTGTTTTCGGTTGTGGCAACTTTGTTAATGACCGTGATGATGTAAAGTATTATAAATGTTCTACCGAAAGAGATTTAATAGAAAAGTTTACAAAGTTCTGGGTTGCTTACAATCCAGATATTGTAACAGGTTGGAATGTTAAGTTCTTTGATATACCTTATTTGATGAATCGTTTTAGATATCTTATGGGCGATGAATTTGTAAATCAGTTTAGTCCTTGGGGTATCGTAACTTCTAATAGTGCAAAAATAACTGCTAAAGGATTCAATAGAGAACAAAACTATTATGATATTCTAGGCGTTTCAGTTTTAGATTATCTTGACCTGTATCGTAAACATACATTCGTTAGACAAGAAAGTTACAAACTAGATTACATTGGTGAAGTAGAATTAGGCGAAAACAAATTAGAAAATCCATATGATACTTTCAAAGAGTTTTATCAGAATGACTATCAATTATTCGTAGAGTATAACATTCAAGATGTTGAGATAGTTGATAAGTTAGAAGATAAAATGCAGTTGATTGCTTTACATTTGACTATGGCTTATGAAGGCAAAGTAAATTATCAAGATGTGTTTGGTCAAGTTCGTATGTGGGACACTATCATATTTAATTATCTCAAAGAAAATAAACTTGTTTGTCCTGCTGTAAATAACAACGAATACTCTGGTGGTTATGAAGGTGCATATGTAAAGGATCCTGTCGTAGGTTTTCACGACTGGATTTGTAGTTTTGATTTAAACAGTTTGTATCCACATTTAATTATGCAGTATAATATTTCACCTGAAACAATGGTCGGGTTTGAACCTAATTCTGTAAGTGTAGATAAAATGTTAAATCAAGAATCTGATTTATCTCATCTAGACGGTGCTACTATTACACCTAATGGTGCTATGTTTAGAACAGACAAACGAGGTTTTCTTCCTAAGTTGATGGAGAAACTTTACAAAGAACGAGTTATCTACAAAAAGAAAATGATTGAGTGTAAAAAGTTATATCAAGAAACTGGTGATAAAAAACTATTAAATGATATTGCAGCTAATCATAATATTCAACTTGCAAGAAAGATTGCTTTGAATAGTGCTTATGGTGCTATTGGCAATCAATACTTTAAATACTTTGATGTAAGACATGCTGAAGGTATCACAAAAGCAGGTCAACTTGCAATTAGATGGATTGAAAGAGATGTAAATAAATATCTAAATAATTTATTAAAAACTAAAGATGAAACTTATGTTGTGGCTTCTGATACGGATTCTATCTATGTAAAACTAGGTGCAGTTGTAGATAAAATATTTAAAGATAAATCTGATACAAGAAAGATTGTAAAAGTTCTAGATAAGTTTTGTGAAGAAAAACTACAAGTTGCAATTGATAATAGTTATGACAAACTTGCTAAATATGTAAAAGCATATGACCAAAAGATGATTATGAAACGAGAAGTAATTGCTAACAAAGGTATATGGACTGCCAAGAAAAGATATATTCTCAATGTGTTCAATGAAGAAGGCGTTGATTTAAAAGAACCTAAGTTAAAGATTATGGGTATCGAGGCTGTTAAAAGTTCGACACCTGCCCCTTGTCGTGCTAAGATTAAAGAAGCATTGAAAATAATTATGACTAAAGATGAGGCAGCACTAATACAATTCATAGATGAATTTAGAACACACTTTAAAAAACTACGACCAGAAGAAATTGCTTATCCTCGTTCATGTAATAATCTTAAAAAGTATTCTTCATCAACAGACATATATCAAAAGTCAACACCAATTCATGTGAAAGGTGCTTTACTGTATAATAATTTACTAAAGAAAAACAAGTTAGTTAAGTATGAAAAAATACAAGAAGGCGATAAGATTAAATTTATTGTTTTAAAAGAACCTAATTCGTTGAGAGAAAAGGTAATATCTTTCCCTACACACTTGCCAAAAGAATTTAATTTACATCAATACATTAATTATGATGAACAGTTTGACAAGTCATTTTTAGAACCATTACGATTTATCGTGAACGCAATCAACTGGAATTTTGAAAAACAATCAACCTTGGATAACTTCTTTTAATGAAAGAAAACGCATTTACACACTATGAACGAGACAATGAACTATATAGCCGTCTCTTAGCCGCCGCTACAGACGGTAAACTGCCTATCTTGACATCTACTATCTTCGAAAAAATGAACGCTGAGTACGGCAAAGAGAAGATGAGAACACACTTGGCAGACTATATTGCTAGTGAAAAACCAGTATTTCCTCTCAAAGAAATCACAAAAGAAAACATGAGAAAAGCATTTGCTAATCTTAAAAAGTTTGATACTAACACCATTTGCATTCCTAACGAGCAAGTAGAAAAAGAAGTATTTGAAAAGTATGATGATTACAAATACCCTTATAATGAATACGGACTTGGCTTGATAAATGGTGCTAGTACCTTTAATGATGTAAGTAATTATTTCATGCAAGATTTACGACTAGAGTGTAGTAGTTATGGCTTCAGAGCACCTAAAGAAGTTTGGGAAAATGGAGATGCTTATGCTATATGGAAATGTTTAGGTCCGATATGGCGTGGTATTAATGATGTTAAACTAACAAAGATAAAAGAATTAGATGGTACCGAAACTGAGAAATTAGTAGGTGGTCGATTAGATGAAAAGAGTTACATCTCAGCATTTAGATTGGGTACATATATTGCAACACAATTTAAACCAGTTGTTGCAAAAGCAATCTATGATATTACAAATGCTAAAACAGTTTTAGATACAAGTTGTGGTTGGGGTGATAGACTTGCAGGTTTCTTTGCTTCAGATGCTGAAGAATATTATGGTTGTGACCCTAATCCAAATACATATCAACGATATCAAGAACAGATTGCCATATACAATAAACTTTTATCTGTACCTAAAAAAGTTCAGATATGGAATTGTGGTGCTGAAGATTTACCATATCATAAACTACCAAATATAGATGTTGCATTTACAAGTCCACCATATTTTTCTACAGAACAATATAATAAAGGTGGTGAAAAACAAGAGTTACAATCATGGCATAAGTTTAACGAGTATGATAAATGGCGTGATAATTTTTATTTATCAGTTGCAGAAAAAACTATGGAAGTTTCAAAGTTTATGTTTGTAAATATTATGGATCCAAAAATTCATGGTGTTCGTTATCGTTCTGGTGATGAATTAGTGAATAAATTTAAAGATAAATTTCTTGGTCAGATTGGCATGAGAATTATGCAACGACCAAAATCAGATACACTATTTAAAGATGAGCAAGAAAAGGCTGACTTTATGAATAAGATGTTTATAGAAAATGTTTGGTGTTTTGGTCCAGAAACAGACCTATTTAAAAACTCAAGAAAGGCAACTTTAGATGAGTTTTTTGCTTGACAAAGGGCTAAGCATAGTGTATAATAACATCAAAAAGAACGTAATAAGAGGAGGTAGATAATGAGTGATTTTTTGAAAGAGGTAATTAAAGAAACTGGTAATGAATATGCTAGTTTAGTATCAGACGGTGCGTCAGGTGATGTAACAGATTTTATTGATACAGGTTCTTATATATTTAATGCATTATTAGGTGGTGGTATACACAAAGGTTTACCATCAAACAAGATAACTGCTATCGCAGGTGAAAGTGCAACAGGCAAAACTTTCTTTGTACTAGGTATGTGTAAACATTTTCTAGACCAAAATCCTGATGGCGGTGTTATATTTTTTGAAAGTGAATCAGCTGTATCAAAAGAGATTATAGAAGAAAGACAAATTGATAGTAGTCGTATGGTTGTAATGCCAGTTACTACTGTTCAAGAATTTAGACATCAAGCATTAACAGTATTAGATAAGTATATTACTCAAGATTCGTCTGAAAGAAAACCATTATTACTTGTATTAGATTCTCTAGGTATGTTATCAACTACTAAAGAGATTGAAGATACACAGGCAGGTAAAGAAACTAAAGATATGACAAGGGCACAAATAGTAAAAGCTGTCTTTAG